ATGCTCGTTTATTTAAGTCAATACCATGTTGTCTTAATTTTAAACTAGTATCACGTAACCATAATCCTATTGCATAAGCCATTACTAAATCATCATTATAACCTACTTGTGCTTGAGCTTTTCCATTTAACCAAACAAATACAAATAATTCTTGTATTAATCGTTTTGATTTTATTATTGGAGTTCCTTCTCGCATATACATTTCTAATGCTGATATCATTAATGGTCTAGTTCTGGATGTAGTTGAGACGCCAGGTACCATTTTAGTTTTGTCTTTGATATCATATCCTTTTAAAAGTTGAACTTCTAAATCAACATATCCATCATCTTTATATGTATAAAATATATTTTCATAATTTCTATCCAACGCTGGTTGTATAGCAGCCCATCCAATATTTGCATTTTCTATTGCTAATAATGCATTATTCCATTCAGTTGCAACAGTTACTAACATATTTCCAAAATCTTTTGGAGGTAGTTTACCTTTATATTCTGCAACTTGTGTTATTGTTTCTACATCTAAAACATGAAATGTAGACCAGTCAGCTCCATCTCCTCGAGCAACATCAGCTACAATTATATAATTTTTTGTATAGTCTGGATAGTCCCATATCCAATATCCATTATCAAAACCTCTTTTTTCAACAGGTTCTTCACATCTTGATTCAAACTCTTGTAATATTAATCCATCTACAACAGTATGACCAGAAGATATAAAATCACAATCACATTCTTGAGCTGCGCCTCTTTCACCTAATAATTTAGTTTGATCATTTCTCCATAATTGATCACGTTCAGGATGTAATTTCCAATCTAGTTTGATTGTTTGAAATCCATTAATTCCATTTTCAGCATCTGCCCATGTTTGATGAAACCAATTACCAATACCATTAGGAGTAGATAATACAATAGCTCCACCACCAGTAGATAATGTAGCTTGAGATGCTACCCATATTTCTTCAATATTTCTAATAAATGCAGCTTCATCTACTATTAACAATGATAATGCTTCAGATCGTGCTCCGGTTGATGAACTAGAAATTGCTTTAATTTGAGAGCCATTTGCAAATTTTAATGATAATTTATTATTTGTAATAATATTAGTTTTTAACCAACTTGGCAAATTTTCATTCATTATTTGAACTTTACTTACTAAGTTTTTTGCTACATCTTGTGTTGTTGCTATAACTAAAACATTAAAATCTTCATTAAATAGCATTGACCATAATGCATATCCTGCAGATAATGTTGATATTCCTAATTGTCTAGATTTAAGAATTACATTATAACGATTTTCTTGTAATGTTGTTAATGATTCTTCTTGAAATGGAAATAAATTAAATTTAATTTTTCCTTTTGTAGGATGTTGAATATAACAATATTGACGCATAAAATAAACAGGATCTTCTGCACATTTTAAATATTGTTCTTGTACTATTTGTTTTATATTTTTTTGATCGCTCATTGAACAACTTCGACGATCATCTTTCCGGTGAACAGAGTAGTTAATATACCAGTACTAAACCATATGATTTTATGATCATACCATTTTGGTGTTAGATATTTTTCACGCTCGATATACAAATTTATATTTTCATTTAGTAAAGTCATTTTTTTGTTTGTATATATTAATTCAATGGAATCTAATCCTATAATAGTTTCTAAATCAGATATTAGTATTTCTTGTTGAGAAATTATTTCAGTATTAATAGAATCTATATAATATAAAGAATCTAAAGTTTCTGAAATATCAATAATTTCTTCACTAGTAAAACATGTATCTGCCAATTGTCCAAAATATATTAATGGCCATATAAATAATATAATAAAAATTTTTTTCATTTCCTAGTTCTTTTTCTAATATTTGCAGCTGCTGATTTTACTGTTTCTTTTTTTGTTTTTACTACTTTTGATTTGTTTCTTTTTTAATTTTTTTGTTTTTTCAAGCTTATTTTTTTGTAGTTTCAACTTTTTTCTTAGCAACAATTTTTTGTTTTTTTACTTCTTCAATTCTACCATCTAATTTATTAATTGCAGTATTATTATCATCAATTTTCTTTTTTGCTTTATTAGCTTTTTTTGAATTACTTTTTGATAAAATAAAAAATATTCCAACTAATCCAGTTACAATACTTAATATAATTTTCCAATATTTTTTAATCATTATTTACCTTTTCTTTATGTATATCATTTAAAAAGTTCTTTTTAAATTCTGCAAATTGTTTTTCTACTTTTTCTTCAAATTCTGCAGAAGTCATTTGTGCGTCCCATGTTTCTAATAATCCGTCTGCATTAGTTACATATTGTTGTGATTCTGTATAGGCCTGTTTTAAAGCTTTAACATCTTCTTCTGCTCGTTTTAACCAAGCTTTTTTATTTTCTAAAATCTTTTTTTGTTCATATTCTTCATATTTGCCGGTAACACGAAGTTTGTGTTCCATTTCTATTACACAATCATAACACATTCCATGTATAAGTTGCATTTTTTTATCTAAATGATTATGTGTCGTTGTGCAGCAGTTCTTTCTGCAATTTGGATATGCATTGAGTTCTTTTCTAATTTCTTGTGCTACAGAATTAGCTGGGGTTTTTACTCTAAATCCTTTTTTTTGTTCTATACGATAAAGAGTAGTTCCAATTTTTTCTTCCCAAATATCTCCAACTTCTCGACGTTTATTTTTTTCAGCTTTTTGTTTAGCATCTGAAAATCCGATTGATTTTTTAGTTTGAAACTTATGAGTTCCGGCAATCATTTCTTTGACTGCTTTTATATTTTGTAACTTTTTTGACATAATTTAATTAATTTATTTTGGCAACCGATCTATCAATTGCTCGTTTTAATAACATTAGTTTACCAATTTGTCTTTTTTTATCATCATCTGCTGTTATTTTATTAATAACTGACATAATGATTTTCATTTGTTGTACAATATTTGGTTTTTGTTCTAGAGCTTGTATAAATTTTGCAATTCGATCATCCCCCGTAGGAGTATCATCAGTTGCAACAGGTTCTTCTACTGGAGCTTCTGGCTCTTCTGCTGGAGCTTCTGGTTCTTCTACTGCTGGTTCTTCTACTGCTGGTTCTTCTACTGGTGCATCTGCAGGAACAACTGGTGCATCTGGTGCTGGAGTTGGTTCTGGTGTATCAGCTACTGGCTCTTCATCTTCTTGTTCGTTAGTAATTGTATTTAACGCTTGTTCAGATAAAAATTTAGTAACTTTTCTTTTAACAATTTCACGAACTAATTTTTCTTTTTGTTCTTTTGTTAGTTTCTTTATTTGTGACATATAGCCGCCATCTTTTTTAGATAATGTATGGATTAATTCTTCTGCATCTTCTTCTTGATTTTTTACAAATACTTTTAATGTGTTAGCAGGACGCTTATCATCTCCATCTTCCATTTGTTTTGTAACATATATTCTATTAGCGTCTTTTACATCTGGTACCATTGTTTCATTATCAAGTATGTCATCATACTCTACTTTTCTATCTACATTTGGCATAGGCTCGCCTGATGCATTAGGCACCATACCTTGAACTTCTTTGTCATTAGTATAATCTTTTAAATCTTTTCTAGATTTGTGTTTTTCATTTTTTGGTTGTTTATGTTTAGCCATTTTTATATGTCCTATTATTTAATAATAAATATCATCTAGAATACTTTAACGTTCCTAATATTTGATTTAGCGGAGCAAACGCTCCAGTTAGTTTATATGTATTACCACCATATACAAATACAATTCCTTCTATTGGAACTATTTTTTCAAATCCGCCCAGTCTTTTAATTTTGTCTAATTGGGTTTTTAATAATTCCATGTTTGATATATCATTAGTAGATCTCAATGTACGAATTATTTGTGCAATTTCTTTTCTAATATCTTGTACAGCTTCTGTAGGATTAGGTGCTAAAAAATTAGATACATTTTTCATTATTTCTGCGCCTAGTTTTAAAAATATAGATTCAAATGGTTGTATATTGTCTTTTATATATTTTTTAAAGTCTTTTTTATCAAATGGTCGCATCCATTCTATAAACTCTTCGTTATCTATCATTTTAGCTACTGCAGAGACGTTAGGTGATTTAATATTATATGCCCATCTATTCATTAATATATCTGTTACTTCGTCAGGTATATTATAATTAAACTCATTTGCTTTAGCTCGTATAACATCCCTCCACCATGATTTGTGATACTCTGAAACTGTATCTGTATCTTTTAAATTATATTTGTCACGTAGTTGATCTAATTCATTGAATAATGCATCTTGATAGTCTTGAAAATTTTCAATTTGGCCTAATTTAATTTTTTGAGGTGGAATTAAATTAAATGTATTTTGTAAATCTGAGTTTGCGTCTGTTACAGCTTTTTGTACAACAGCACCGCCAGTTAAATCAGTTTGTACAATTTTTCCTTTTTCATCAAATTCTACAAGATTATGAAATTGCAAATATGCTGCTTCATATGATATAACATTTTTTGTTGGCGGATATATAATTTCCATGTTAGCAAATACTTTGCCATTTTGAAAAATACTTTGTAATTTTTCTAATCCTACTTTTGCAAAAGCAGCTGCTAAATCTGTTCCAGCTTCGCCAAATGCGTCTGATATGTTACCTCTTCCTGCAAACTTTGCTTGTAATTCTTTAACAGTTAATGGATTTACACGTTCTCCGCCATTTCTAGCAAATTTAACTGCTCCGTCTTTAAAAGTCATAAAAATATTTTGTCCATCTGTTTTTTCAGTAACGGTGTTTTCAATATCCAATCTTCCTTGTAATCCACGCTGAATCATTTCTTTGAAATCAGCAAATGTTAATGATTGTGATCTATTCATATCAAATGGATGTGACATATGACCAGCCAATCCGCCTTCATTCAAGTATTTAGCTCCAAATATTGTCTTTGGATATTTATCAAAGTTATAAACAAATCCATCTTCGGTATCTTGTTTGTCTAATGCTTTTCTTAATTTTTTAATTTTTTTAGAATGTGCTTTAGAACCTTTTGGTGTCATATATCCGCCATCTTCAAATAACTCATTAGCATCTGATTCTAATTCTTGCAAAAACCATTCTTTTACGCCCATTACGTCACCATATGTTGGAGCTCCTCCAAGCATTTGCCAAAGATTTTTTATTATGGATTCATCATAATTTGGATAACTTGCTTTAAATTTACTATATGCGTCTGCATTTAATGCTGCTCTTACTGCAGATGCAGAAATTGCATTGCCGTCTTTATATTTTAATGGATCAACAGAAACTGTTAATTCTATAGCATCTACACCAATTGGAATTTTTCTTCCTGATCTATCGCCAATTGTTTTATATTTGTCTATATTTGGTAAAAATGATTTAACACGAACATAATCATCATCTTTTTCAGATGCAGCTAATGCAAATTGACCTTGGGTATCTTCCGGCAATTCAAATAGATATTCATATGCAGCCATTATAGGAGAATTAAAATTGGTAGGTTGTATTTCAATGTTTGTATTTTTATTTAATAAATTAAACATTTTGATACTTGTATCTCTAGTTATGCCATCTCTTTCTTTAGGGCCTATTAACATGATAACTTTGTTAACGGTAGGGTTTTGAGCATATCGTTGTGCAAGAGCCATATGCGCTCCTGTAATTGGCTTAAAGCCTCCTGGAAATAATACTGTTACGTTCTTCATTTTATATAAATATTCCTTTA